CGGCGGGCCCACTCAGGGCCCGTCGTCTTTTCGTCCAGGAACATGGCTAGGACTCCCGGAACCTCACCTGAAAGGAGAGGACGGGATGAAAAGCCGAAGTGAGATCTGGCTTTGCGCACTCAATGAACTTGGTGCGCAGTGCTTGGTCGACACCCAGCGCGACGCGGAAACGCTTAGCGCGCGCGTTGCACGAGAAGGCGACTCTTTCTTCAAGGTCGCCCTACCGAGGATGGGCAAGGATTTTGAACTAGCCTTGTCCCACCGTCGGATCCCTCGCACCCTGTTTCGTGGTTTCTCGAGGCAGAAGCTCAAAGTCACGCGTCTTGACGCGGACTACGAGTTTCCAATCGACACCGTGAAGCTGGGTGGTGGAGTTCCCAAATTTCTGGGTAACTTCATGGATCTCGTGTTCAATGCTGACCTGCACATGACTGCCGCGGAGTTTGAACACGCAAGTGCTCACGCGGATCTGCTGCTAGTCCCGCGGCTGCGGGTCCCTGAGTTTCATGGGGCCCTAACCGTGGCGCAGATGGCAGATGCGATCACAGCAATCAGGCAACTCTGCCTGATGTTCGGCAAGGAGAAGGAGCAGTGCTCCCAACCCCGAGTCGACGCTGCGTATCGCCAGTACGTGGAGACCGACAAGGAACTCGATCGCCCTTTATGGACGAGCGGGCCGACACCCTCTTCGGAGGAGGTCAGCTCGCTGCTGTCCGGAGGACTGTCCGAGTAGTCTTCGGCGACGTACTGAGCACCCTAGATCGTGAGATCTATGATGGGTCGCTCAAGCCGAAGCACGGACCCGGCGCCACTGCTGATTCCCTCAAAGGGAATCAAAAGTGGATGCTTCCTACTTGGCACGACAGGCTAGAGCCTCTCTTCCCTTTAGGGGAGTATGGGGTCTCAAACCCGAAGTACGCTGAGGAAGCATACTGCCGGACGAGTTTCTTGGATCCGTGGAACGAAACGTCGGCAAAACTGACGGACGTTCCGAAGACGCACACAACACCACGTCTGATTGCCGAAGAGCCGACCTGCATGCAGTACGTGCAGCAGGCCATCAGCTCTAGGCTAGTCGAACTACTCGAGCAACATCGCCTTGACGGTCATACTGTCGAGAACGATGCTGAGTGGTTCGTCGGATTCACGCAGCAGTGGCCTAACCAGGCCCTCGCTTGCATTGGATCCGAAGACGGGTCGTTGGCGACGCTCGATTTGAGCGAAGCTTCCGACCGTGTTGCGAACTGGCTAGTCGAAGAACTGTTCGCGGACTACCCCTTCTTCCTAGAGGGGATCCAGGCTTGCAGATCGACGACTGCCCGGCTACCTTCGGGCGAGGTAATCCCTCTCCTGAAGTTTGCGTCAATGGGCTCCGCTCTGACATTCCCAATCGAGGCCATGGTGTTTGCAGCCGTGGTCTTGACCAAGTGTGTACAGGCGGACGGTCTACCCCAGGCACGGGCTTCCTACAGGAAGTTCCGTGATAGGGTGAGGGTGTTTGGAGACGACATCATCGTCCCGACACCCATGGCCGAAACCGTGATCGAGTACCTTGAGCTGTTCGGCTTCAAGGTGAATCGCAACAAGTCTTTCTGGACTGGAGAGTTCAGAGAGTCTTGCGGTAAGGAGTACTGGAATGGATTGGATGTTTCCATCGTCCGATTCAGGAAGGAACTCCCTACGTCACGGCAGGATGTGGATAGGATCGTCACAACATCCGCGACGCGGAATCACCTACTAAGCGTAGGGATGATTCACACGACCGCGTTGCTGGATGACGTACTGGAGCGTGTCATCCGACACTATCCGTACGTCGCTCCGACGAGCCCTATCATAGGACGCCACCACCCACTGGGCTACTACCAAGTAGATTCAGTGGGCGGAGACTACCAAGCCCCGCGAACAAAGGGGTGGGTAGTTGCGCCGAAGATTCCGAACATCGGGATCGACGGGCATGGTGCCCTACTGAAGTGTCTTCTCACAACAATCGGCAATGCGAATGTCGATGAGGAGCACCTCAGCCGTTCTGGGCGTCCACGAGCCGCTAGCATGAAGCTCGTGAAAGCACCGCCCTTCTAACAGAAGGCGGTGGCCGGGGGGGACCCCGGCATAGAGAGG